ACCACAAACAACCTACTGATATCACTCGTGGAGATTTTGAAGATAGAGACGGTTCTGCTTTAGCAATTCCAGAAATCGAATTAGAATTGAAATCTGAGCCTATCGTTGCTAAGACAAGAAAATTAAAAGCAATTTGGACTCCTGAATTAGCTCAAGATTTAAACGCTTACCATAGTGTAGACGCTGAAGCTGAGTTAACTCAAATGTTGTCTGAATACATCTCTTTAGAAATCGACTTAGAAATCTTAGAAATGTTACAACAAAACGCATTCACAACTGAATACTGGTCTGCAAAGGTTGGTTACGATTGGAATGGTGGTGGATTCTCAATTGATTCTTCTGCGGCTGCAGCTTCTGCATACCAAAAGAATACTTGGTTCCAAACTTTAGGTATCAAATTACAAAAAGTATCTAACAAGATTCATCAGTTAACAATGAGAGGTGGTGCTAACTTCGTAGTAGTATCTCCAAACGTTGCAACTATCTTAGAATCTATGAACGGATTCTCTGCTAACCCAGGTAAAGACGCAACAACATTCTCTGCTGGTGTAACTAACATCGGTTCTATCTCTAACAGATATGACGTTTACAAAAACCCATACATGACTGAGAACGTATTATTAATGGGCTTCAAAGGTTCTAACTTCTTCGAAACAGGAGCAGTTTACGCACCTTATGTTCCATTGATTATGACTCCATTAGTGTATGACCCAACTAACTTCACTCCAAGAAGAGGTGTGATGACTAGATACGCTAAGAAATTAGTAAGACCAGAATTCTACGGTAAAGTAGTAATTGACGGTTTAGAAACTCTTTAATCTTAACTGATTAGATTGATAAAAAGAAAGAGGGGACAGAAATGTCTCCTCTTTTTTTATTCTTATATTTATAGTAGTAAAACTATAACTTTTTATATATGTCTTTAAACTTAAAATGGCCTGGAAGTTCTTCATTTGTAACAGGCTCAACACCCTTTGGAATATACGATACGGATACATCATTCCAAACTGATGCTCCTAAAACCGCCGATTGGTGTGCTAAAAGATTAGGTTACCCAATTATAGATGTAGAACTAACATCAGGGTCCTTTTTTGCATGTTTTGAAGAAGCAACTTCGGAATATGGTGCACAAGTAAATCAATTTAATATTAGAAATAATTTAGATATTTTAAAAGGAGCAGCAACTGGTTCAAATTATTCTCAAAAATTAGTAGATGGTTCTTCGGTTCCAACAATTTTTAGAATGGCACAATCATATGGAACATTATCAGGAGTAGGTGGAAATGTAGATATTAAAAAAGCTTATATAGATATAACTCCAGGTGTACAAAAATATGATTTAACAACTCTATCATATGACGCAGCTACATCACAATCACTAAGTTCATCCACACAAAGAGATGTTGTTAGAGTTTTTTATGAAGCAACACCCGCGATAGCTCGTTTCTTTGACCCGTATTCAGTAGGTGGACAAGGTACTTTAAACTTAATGTCAGAATTAGGATTTGGTAATTTCTCACCTGCAGCACAATTCTTAATGATGCCTTTATATGAGGATGTATTAAGAATGCAACAAATTGAATTTAATGACCACATTCGTAAATCAGCATTTAGTTTTAATATTGTAAATAATAAATTAGAAATATTTCCTTTACCAACTGACGGAACTCGTGCGAGAATATACTATGAATATTTTGAAAGAGATGCTTTTGAAAATAACTCATCAATAATACAAGATGGTGTTGTTGCTGACTATTCAAACATTAGATATGATTTTATTCCGTATATAAAAATAAATGAGGTGGGTAAGCAGTGGATTAGAAAATATACTCTTGCACTTGCTAAAGAATTATTAGGTGCAATTAGAGAAAAATATTCAACTATTCCAATTCCAGATGCAGAAGTTAGTTTAGATGGTGCAGCATTAAGAGCAGAGGCACAAGTTGAAAAGGATGCATTAATAACACAATTGAGAGAAAATTTAGAAGAATTGGGTAGAAAAAATCAATTCGAAATAAGAAAAAATGAAGCAGACTACCATCAAGATATGTTAAGAAAAGTTCCATTAAAATTATATGTAGGATAATATGCCAAAATTTTTACAAACAAGAGACATTGAATTTTTTAAAAGTATAGCAAGAGAATTAGTAGACGATGTTGTACAAAATACAATTGTTTTATTCAAAGTTAATATGAATGAAACAAAAGTAAACATCTATGGTGAATCTTTAAATAAAACTTGGTATCCAGGAGTTGAGTTATATGCATTATATTCAAAAAGTCCTGAGGATGTTGTATATGAAGGTTTTGGTCCTGAAATGCAACAAAATATAACATTTAAATTAGATAGAGCAATGTGTGAGGAAAAAAATCTATATCCAGAAGTAGGCGATATAATATTTTTTGACACATCTTATTATGAAATTGACAATACAAATGAAATTCAATTTATAGGTGGAAGTCCTGATAATAATTTCAGTATTGTTTGTGAAACATTTATGGTTACAAAATCTACATTGAACATTGAAGAAAGAATAAATTAATTATGTCTACAAATCCACTAAAAGCTGATTTAAATAGAGCAAAACAAATCAAATCCACAAAAGGAGACTTAAAACAAAGTATAACTCTTTTTGATATTGACTATGCGATGATGACATATTTGGAAGATACTGTTTTGCCAACTTTAGATGACAACGGAAAAGTATTAAAGATTCCTGTTATATATGGCAATTCCGAAAGATGGGTAGGTGCAAGGAGACAGGGTGTTTATAGAGATAATAAGGGTAAGATACAATTACCATTAATGATGATACGAAGAACATCTATTGCAAAAGATGAAACGATGCCAATGTTAAATAGACATGTATCGTATTCGGGTGTTACAAAATATTCAAAAGATAATAGGTACGATAGATTTACCGCAATGGGTGGAAATGTAAAACCAAAATATGAAATTTATAATATAACAATGCCAGAATATGTTGAGTTAAATTATGAGTGTATGGTTTGGACTAATTTTACAGAACATTTAAATTCAGTTATAGAACAATTAAACTATGCGTCATCATATTGGGGAGATAAAGACCATTTCAAATTTAGAACATCAATTTCTGATTACAATGTGGTTAATGAAGTTGGAGACGGAACTGAAAGAATTAATAGAGTTGAATTTACTTTAAATGTTAAATCGTATTTACTTCCAGAAAAATTTGACGGAGAAAATACTATTAAAAAATCAATGTCTACAAAAAGAGTAGTAGTATCAACCGAAACCGATGTGACTGCAAATGGTAGATTAGAAGGTATGCTAACTACACCATCAGCATATTACGATAACAAAGACTTAATTGACTTTTTGTCTTTAAATAATAGTAAAGTACAAAACCCAGTTTCAAATAATACTATCATCTTTACAGGAATAAAATTAATACAAGCACCTGCTCAATTGGCATCAGTAATTACTGCAGGATTAACTTATGATGGAAACTCATATGATATTAAGTTATATATAAATGGTGTTAGGTATTATCAAACAACACATTTTACAGCAGTAGTTTCTAGTAATTCATTAGTTATTACTTTCCTATCTGCAAATTTAGGATTTAGTGTAACCAGTACCGATGAAATTACTATTACAGGTAAATTTATTGATATTGTATAATGAAAAGAAGTTTATTAGATATAACCCAAAAAATCAGTAGAAATCCTGGTAAAACAAATCTAACTCCAAAAGATTTAACAAATTCTACTTATTGGATTTTTGAAGCTACTGGTTGGAGATTTGTAGACATATTAAGAGAAATTGAATATAGAACTACACAAGATAGATTACAAGTTTATATTAACACACAGGCAATAAGTGGAACGGATTATGAGGTCGAACAAGGTGAAAACGGATTATTAGTTAAATTTAGAAAAGATAAATTTTATGGGTTTGTTTTAGACGATGATGATTATATTGAAGTAAAAGGAGATATAGAACAATATGCTTAAACAATTTAATTCAAATACTAGAAAACTTAATAAAGTTGTTCCAAAGGTTAATATTAATAATCTTACTAACAATGATTTGACCGGAAGCTTGCAAAATATTGAAATTCCAACCAATACCAAATTTCAATCTAAAACCCGTTCTAACCCAAACCCAATTAAATTAGTAAATAATAAAACAAAAATATCGGATTTTTATCAAGAGATATTAGAAAATAGTGCAAGATATAATCAAAGAGTAATTGATGAATTTGATAACAATACAAATACATTAACAATATACAATGTTACATTAGATTACGGAACGGAAGGAGCATCACCTAATAATTTTGAAGTTTTAGTATTTGGTTTACATATTCCAGGAAATTATACAATAAAAGAAGTTGGAAATAATGT